AACTAAGGCATTTTCTAGGCTTCTTCTATAAGCCATATTAGCTCTTAGTGTTGCCGAAGAAATTGAAGCACTTTGAAAACCACCACCAATTAAACTAAATCCAGTTTTTGCTTTTTTTATTCTTTCAGCAGATTTTGCAATTTTGTCATATTCTTTTGAAAGCTGGGCAAGTCCTTTAAAATCGCTACTATTAAATTTAAATTCTGTAAGTTTTTTTATTTCAGATAATTCTTCTTTTAATTTTTTTGTAACTTCAGAAAATCCATCTAAAACCTCTAAAGTATATTTTATAGTTCCTTCACTCATCTTCTATACCCTCTATTTCTTGAGTTAGCTAACTCTTGAGCTTTCTTTGTTTCATCAATGGCTTTTTTTTGCTCGGATTGGCTATCTTTTACAGCTATATCATACCATTCAAATAATTCAGGGAAAGCCATGTTGTTAATATCGTTGTAGGTAAAAGCATTAGTGTATTTTAGGAAACTAAATAAGGATTCTCTAAACTTGCGCCTTTCTACTTTGTCGGCAAGAAAGGCGATATGTCTAAAAAATTTGAGGTGTACTCCTCCAATAATATAACAGAAGCCCTAAAGTCTAAATCATCAATTTTAAGTTTTCCGCCTTCAACTGGTGCAATATAACCTTTTTCACAAAGAAAATTAAGAGCTTCAAACTTTTTATTCATTGTTAATAAATCTAAAAGCTTATCAGAATCGCAGAATTTAAGAGATAACAAATTTACTTCTTTAGTCTTCTTATATTCGCTATTAATGAAATAAGAACATTCTGATAAAAGTGGATATTTTTTTTCTCTTAATAATTCAATCATAATTAGTTAGTTAAAGTTACTTTAGAAGCGTTCCAAGTTAAGGAAATAACGCCGTCAGAGCTGTGTTGAAAAGTAGGATCATTCATTAAGGAAGCATTTTTGTATAGTCTGCTTTGACCAGCGCCATCTGGTATAATTTTAAGTATATGACTGCCATTACTAGCTTTCCAAGCTTGAATTATAACCATAGGATCAGAATCGCTATCAGAATCAAGCATCATTATATCAAAAGTTATTTCAGATACTTGAGTTTCTAAATTTTCCGCTGGCAAGATAACAATAGAGCGACCAGACATTTGCGCCCTTACATTAGTTTCTCCAAATCCAGCTTTTTCAACTAAAGTATTTGGAACATAAAGAAATGTTTTACCATCTATCTCAATTCGCTTTGGAGTAAAAGTATCTACCATATTTTATTATAATTGTGGTGTTAAATCAAAAGTAAATGAATCTAATTGACCCATTAAGTTAAATTTCATTGAACCAGTAACTGCTCCAGAAGTATTAACTACAACGCTTAGGTTTGTTTTAAATTCAGTTTCAAGTTCTGCTGAATATTGAAGCACATTATAAGGAAAATCAGTCAAATCTAACCAAAGCTTAATAATATAAGCTCTAATTGATTTTTCGTTAGCATAAGTTGCTAATGGATTGTTTGGTAAATCTCCGCTAGTTAACCCAGATTGAGCATAAAAACTTTTCATATTTTTGAAAATATACTCTCTGGCAATAGTGGCGCAATCAGACTTATTTAATGTTTGATAAGTATAACCATCAGCAGTTGGAGTAGCTTGTTTGTAAGCAGTTGTCCAAAATTTATTAGTAACTGCAACAATTCCGCTTTCATCCATGCTTAAAGTTGAACCACCTAAATCACCCAAACCTTCAATTTCAATTAGAGTAAATCCTTTTCCAGTTGCAATCGTGTTAAGATCATTAAGCTTCATGTTAGCATAAGGCAAGCCAGCAGTGAATAAACCACCTCTGTTATTGTTGCTCATCATGAATGAGCTAATAGAAGCGTTTTCTTTTAATCTTTGCGCTCTCAAGCCAGCAATATAAGCTGGTAAAACATAATCTAACTCAACAATTTCGCTTCCTTTCCAATCAGAATCATTCACTAATTTTAAACAGATATAAGGAGTAATTACTTTTGAAGCTAGTGTTGCAGGAGCTAAAGCTGTTACATGGTTAGCATAAGTATCAGTTTTGCAAACTATACCAACGCCATCTAAGATAGCATTTCTAGTATTAAACTTAGCTTCTAAATGAGTTTTTACACTTGCCAAAAAGCATACTGGGAAAATAATATCATATCTTGCAGCATCAATTTTAGATAAAATACCAGTCAAGACAGGATCGGTTGCGCCACTTGTAAAAGCTGTTATTGTTGCAGCAACTCCACTTGGCAAAGTTTCAACTTTAATAGAAATTCTATTGCCTTCCGTTCCATCATTTTTAGCTGTGAAGGTAACTGTTCCAGTTGTATTTGAAGCTGTTACAGGTGAATTACTATCAGCAGTAATAGCAGTTACTAAATCAGCACCAATAGTTGTTGCTGTTGAGGCTGTTGTTACTGCAATTGCATATTTGTTTTTAGTGTAAGAACCCACAGTTACATATAAAGTGCCAGCGACAGGAGTTGAGGCGGTAAAAGCAACTGATCCAGTAGCTTGAACGCCAGAAGCATTATCCGAAACAATAATTGCATCCAATCTTGTGTTAGGGCTTGCTTGTCTAAAAGCGTCAATCATTAAATGACCAATTGAGCCAGCTCCACAAAGGTCTTTACCCGCATTAAGTCCAGTTCCAATATTTGAAACTAAATTGCCGCTTGTAAAAGAACCAGCAGATGTTCCTTGAGCTAAAATTAAAGGGATTCTTGCTCCAGCATTAATTTTTTGTAGTGAAGATTGTAAATTAGCTTCTGTAATAGGATAAGTACCAGCCATAATTATTCTTTTGATTTAGTTTTAAGTGATGATTTTGTAATAAGTTGGAAGTTAGATTTATTTTCTTCAAATCTAAGTTGTTCAAACCAAATGGAATCTAGGGGAGTGTTAGCTTCATCTACTTCAATTTCTATTGAAGTTTCTGCTTTATACCATTTTTTCTTGATATAAAAGTCTTTTAAAAACTTTAATTCTGCTTTCATTTTTTATTTTGTTTAGTGTGGTGAACTAAAAATTTGGTAGTGGTGATACCTTGAAAATAATTAAACTTATAAAAAAACAAGTTGCAATTAATATTAACTGTTACTAACTTTAAGTTAATAATCACCACTTATTAATATGAACTTAGACCCGAACTTCCTAGCCAAATTAGCACAAGAAAGTGCAAACGAGACAATCAAAAGCAATTTTAGAGATTACTTTAAGAAATTTGCTTATCCGTTTATTCATCCAAGTTCTCCACTAATTGAGACTTGGAGTATTGATTTAATGTGTGAATATGCTCAAGCCGTTGCTGATGGTGAAATTGAAAGGCTTATCATAAATATTCCTCCTGGTCTAATGAAGTCCACAATATGGTCTTCCGCCCTCCCTTCTTATATTCTCGGACGAACTCCTTATGAAAAAATATTTGCTATTTCAAACAAAGAAAATCTTGTAAATAGAAATATCGGTTGGACTAAAAGAATTACTGAAACAAAAAGATTCCAAGAGCTTTTCCCAGAATTTAAAGCTGATGATCGAAAAAACACAGAAACACATTTTAGAACCACAATGGGTGGTGAAATGCAGGGCTTTGCAACAGAAGGAAATATTACAGGTGAGAGAGCAAATTATCTTTTATTTGATGACTACATGTCTTCCACAATGATGCAATCAGAAGCCACTAAAATTAGGCTTTTGAATAAGTTTGCAGATACATTTGAAAGCCGTGGAAGCGTAGTTAGAAATAGCTTTGTAATAATAGAGCAAAGACTTGGCGTAAGTGATTTAACTGGCTTCCTTTTAAGAACTAGAGGTAAGGAATATACTCACTTATGTTTGCCAGTAGAGTTTGAGAAAAAACAGTATTTTTATTTTGGTGATTTTAAGAAAGAAATTAACGAAGGAGACTTGCTTGCCCCAGAATTGCCAAGATTTACAAGAGAGAAAGTTGACGAACTCAAAAACCGAACTGTAGATACTGAAACAGGAATTGCGAATGGCAAGCAAGTATTCTATACGCAATACATGCAAAAGCCAGTTGCAGAAGGTGGCAACATGGTCGATATGAACTGGTTTCAAAGATTCGACCTTGAAAACTTGCCTTATATGCAATTTGATTCTGTTTATGTCAGTGCAGATACAGCTCAAAAAGTAAAAGAAATAAATGACCCTTCTGGGTTTCTCAAATTTGGTGTAAAAGGCACTTCTGTTTATCTTATTGATCGTTATAATCAAAGGGCAATATATCAAGATACAAAGAAAAATCTTCTAATGTTTGCCTCTAAATTTCCAACAGCAAACTCTATTTTAATTGAAGATGCAAACACTGGTTCATCTTTAATTCAAGAGCTGCCAAAAGAGTGTAGTTTTGGTATAGTGCCAATTTCTCATGGGGGAATAAAAAAAGAAATTAGATTTTACAATGCAACTGGCGCAATGGCTAATGGAAATATTTATATTCCAAAACAAGCAACTTGGTTATTTGATTTTGAAGATTCTTTAATGCAATTTCCAAATGGCTCTCATGATGAAGACCCAGATTGTCTCGCTCAATTTCTTAGTTGGTTTAAAAACAACTCTATTGATTGGGATAAAATGTTTACGGTGTTTTAAGACTCCTCATCAACATCGCCATCAATTTCCATTACAGAAGTTTCAAAACCTTCATTATCTAAAACATCAAAGTCAAATGTTCTAAAGGCGAATACATCATCAGGTTCAATTGCATCACCTTGGTTATAATAAGCGTTAGCTTGGAAAATATACCTATAAACAAAAAAAGCTCGGTTAAATAAAAATTCTCCATCACCATTATATAAAAGACTTGAATATTTTCCTTCTACTAAAGGAAAAGAGGGTTTAAATCCAAGTAATGATCTAAAAATATAAGGCATATATGAAAATCCTAAATCTTTTATAGAACTGTATAATAACCTATCATTAGTAGAGCCACAAGGAAGGAAAATATAACAAACTGCATTTCTATAAAGTTGACCTCTAATTAAAGAACCATTTAAATTATTACCTATTCCATCTCCACTATTTGTTTGGCTTTTTGTCGGTAAGCCATCTTCAATAACAACCATAATCCATTTTTTAGATTGATTTGTTTCAGATTCGCTTTGAAAAAGTGCCTCAGCTTCTTGAAAATTATTTACTCCAGTTATACAAGGATCAAATCTTGCTGAAATAGTGCCTTGTGCTGGCGTTCCTAAAGTCGAAGTGCAAGCAAAAGTAAATGTTGTAGAGGTCGGCACAGATGCAACAGTTTTATATCCGTTGTAACCATCTTTATAAGTTGTTAGCTGAGTAATTGTGCCAGTTGCTGGGGTTACAGGATTACCGCTTACTTCAAAAATAAAAGTGTAAGCATTAATTATTTGTTTGCATTGTAAAGATCTGGCAGGGCTTGCAGCCGCATCTTGTGTTGCACCATGAACAGTATAGGTAAAAGTTGTGCTAGTTGGTACGCTGTTAAGTGTAGTAACTTTGTTGTAATTCTCATTACTAGCACCAAAAATTTGTACTTCAACATTTGCATTATTAACATATCCGTGCGCTGTCTTAGTGGTAACTGTTGCAGTAGTTCCGCTAATTGTTATGCTTTCAATATCAATAAGAGGCGCAGATAAAAAATGGTTTTTATCAGTATAAAGCGTTTTAGTTCCATTGTAGTCAGATTGATTAGCTCCACTTATTTCAACTGTTGTATTGCCTCTAATTAAAGGGTGCTTGCCCGATGTAATTGCTAAAACATAATTACCAACTCTTGTTAAAGATGTAATTGTTAAAGGCACTTTTGCCCCAACAATTAAAACTTTTTCTCCAACTGCTAGTCCGTGAGCTGTTGCTGTTGTAGCCGTTGCAACTCCTGCTGTTTGTGTTAAAGAACTAACTGATAAATTGGTTGTAAAATCACCAGTATATCTTGGTAATATTGCTTTAAGCTGGTTTACTATTTCCTCTGTTTTCATTTTAATTAAAAATGTTTATTATTGTCTTGGTCATAAAGACTAACTATTTTTTTGTTTTGATCTATTAACTTTGATCCATAAGAAGAATCATTGATATATCTTTGTTTATTATTAATTTTATCCTTACTTATCATTAAACTTAAAAGCCAATCACAGCAAACACTAGCATAGACTATTGTAAAATTTTTTTTGGTAAAAAGTTTTTAAACATTTTTTAATTCAAAATTGCGGTTAGTTCTGTTTTCTGTTAATTCAACTCTAGGAAAATTATTTATTGATTCAATTTCAAGCGCAAATCCTGCTATGTAAGGTCTTTTTTGGTTATAATGCACTATTGAATAGCCATATAAACCGTCACACTTAATTATTTTTAGGAAATCTTCCCACGAAACAATTATCTTTTCATCAGGAAGTAAAGTACCTGCAAACAAAAGAACTTGTTCGTATATTGGTTTTGTAAAAATTTTAGTCATATTTTTTAAGTTGTAGTTATTTTTTTGTCAATTTTAGATTGAGTATTAACGTATGGTTAATAAAAATAACTTACAATAACTATTTTATTTTAGAGTTTATGGCTTGTCTTATGTTGTTCATAATGTTGCCGCGAGCTAAAGTAATTGGGCGAATAAGGTTGTTTCTTGGGGCAATATA